TATACCACCACAGCCGAAAAATGGAAGCAGAAAGATCATTTATTTTCACATTCTAATCGACTGAGTATCAACGAGTTATAATGTTCCACGGAAAATGTTCCACAGAATAGTGATAAACTCCGAAAAAACGAAAACTAGAGCGTTTTTTACCCTTAATTGCACCCTACCCCATTAAAGCAATCTGTTAGAGTGGTAAATGTGCGATTTCGCGCGGGGGAATCCAATCTCAGTTTATCAACAACGATTCAAGATAAGGTAATGCGGGGGCGATGCCCCTCCCCCATTAATGGAGAGTAATATAAAAAAAAACATAACCAGATTCGTTAAGTGAAAAAAAATCGGTGGGGGTATTTTAAAAAAAGCAATATATAATAACTCATATGCCGCGAAAACATTGACTCTTGACAACAAAAGTATTTGTGTTAACATATATGTATGAAATGCGAATGTTGTTTAGAGAACAAACATAAAGAATGTTATCATGAGATTGAATTGTCTGTGTGTGGTAAGGTATTTAAAAAGAATAGGGTGACAGAAATATGTAAGGAATGTTTAGACCCAGAGGATGTGAAAGTTATTATTTCCAACTCCTCGATAAAATACGATATAAAAAACAAAAAGAAGTATTCAGAAAATGCCAAGGAAGTATATTTTAGTAAGTACAGAGATGAATATTATTGTGGTTCAGCTGAAGTTTTTAAATATGCTGGTGAATTAGGTTATAAAAAACCCAAAGACACTTTTAGGACAAAACTAAGAAGATGTGTTGATAGGGGTATTATAAGAACAAAAAGAATAAAAAACATATACGAGCCCAATGGTAATGGATTTATGACTATTTTTTTGAGAGAAGATGTGGATAATTTGCTTGAATTAGCTTTAGGAGGGACGTTTAGAACCATTAAAAAAGAAAAACTTAATATCAGCATTGATAAGAAGCAAGAGTTGATTAAATCTGGTCATTTATTAGAGGTTGATGGTAGGTTTTTTGGTTTTGTCTGTGATAAAACAAAAGAGAGCTTTTGCAATGAGTGTGGTGAGTTCCACTTACCTCAAAAAGCAACGACACGCTCTAACGGTAAGTCTTATATCACTTATAAATGGAAATGCCGAGATTGCCTCATTGACCAATACAATAATATGTCAGAAAAAGACAAGGCCGAACTTTTAAGGAAGCAAAGTGAGTATAGTAAAAGCGAAGCTGGTAAAGAGGCATTAAAAAAATCTGATAAAAAGAGAATGCAAGACCCAAAACATAGGTTTAGCGTCAACATCCGCAAACAATTAGGAAAAAGTTTCAGAGAAAACGGTTGGAGTAAAGACACTAAAACTTATAAATATATAGGAGTAACAAAAGAAGAGTTTGTGAAACATATGGAGGCTCAATTCACCGAAGGTATGACATGGGATAATTGGACGTTTTATGGTTGGCATCTAGATCATCGGCTTCCTTTATCTGCCGCCAAAACAAAAGAAGAGACGGCTATGTTGTGGCATAAGGACAACTTACAGCCGATGTGGGCGGCCGAAAACATTGCAAAAGGCGACAAACATTGCCCTAAAGAGCTTCAGGCGTTTTTTGAAGAGAGAAAAGCGGCCAAATAGTGTATAAACATGCATGGAGTATAGCAGAATGCCATTTTATGTAGGGGCCATTAGCGGTAGCGGTATTGCTGCTGGTGATGAGAGTGGTCGCTTCTTGTTTGTTGATTCTGTTGATGTTACATATGACGCCAAGCTTACTCGGAAGAAGAAATTGGGCAGGTGTAGTGTAGGTAATACGGATTATGTATCTGATCAGTTCTTAGATTGTAGGATTAAATTTGATTTTTATTTTAATGCGTCTTTACCTAGTGGTGACGGGAGTGTTTATGATTTTTTGAATTATATACCAAATGAAAACAACTTTTTCCCAGTCAGGATAGGCAATAATACATTTAAGAAGTGTTTTGTAGATGATTACAGTGTAAAAGTTCAGCCATTTAAGGCCGTCAAGGGCAGTGCCACGTTATCTTGTTATGATCCACCTACAAGTGGTAGTATATCTGGTGATTCTACATTGCCAAATGAGTATTTTAATGATTTAATGAACAGTAACCAGTTGGTTTACGGTCATACTTGCGAGGTTAGTGGTGTTTGGGGTGATGTAGTTAGCTCCAATGTATTAAATTCTATAGAATATCGTCGCAGAGTTACTAAAGACCCGTCATATCAGCTTGGCGAAGAGTCTCCAGATTCTTTTCGGGTTGAGGAGATCGAAGAAGAGGTGATTGTAGAGTCTACTGGATTAGCTACATTCATAAATAAGGACGGTTATGACATTACAGGCAACTTAGCCTTGTTTCTGAAAGACTTTTCGGGTAATGCTGTTCCTAATTACGAAATCAACTTGCCTATTGGGTCTAAACTATCGAACGAAACCTATGCAATCAAGGGTGGTGACGGTTTAATTAGTAAAGCCACAATAAAAAACCTACTTGTATAGTTCTTATAAGTGTATTATATGTAAAATAACATTTGCTGACAACGCTAAAGCTGCGAAAAGCAAAAAATAACGTCACAATTTGTTGTTTTTTTAAATAAACGTTGAAAAACGTCAATAAATGCCTATATATAATATACATGAACCATGTTTTTTGTACTGATTGCGGCAATAAGATTGAGTATGCTTACTCGAAGCCTAAATTTTGCTCATCTTGCGGAAGCAAGGTAGGCAGTATGGCTCCTTTGAAGAAAAATAACGTAACGAAACCATCTAGCGGAGAGGTTTTGGCGGCTGATGAGACTGATATTGATTTCATCCCTGATATAGACAGGCTTTCTGTCGATATTGAGCAGTTTAGTGATAATGTGTTTACATTTCAGTCATTATCGGAGGGTAAACCCTCTGGAAAAAATGTTAGAAGTAGAGGTTCTAAAACTTTAGAAGACTTTATTGATGACAAAAAAAGATAATTCAAAAAAAGATAGTCCCAAAAGATTTGAGGACCACATAGAGATAATAGAGGAGGCAATCCGCAAGCAGAGAAGCAGGTGGAGATTGGATTGTATTTCTTGGTTTGATTTTGAAGATGTAGAGCAAGTTATAAAGCTTCACATATATAATAAATGGTCCATGTGGGACCAAGAGAGGCCACTTGAGCCTTGGATTAACATAATTGTTACCAACCAGATAAGAAATTTGGTAAGAAACCACTACGGGAACTATACAAAGCCCTGTACTACCTGTGAATTCAATATGGGTGGTGATGGTTGTGATTATACTCCCAGCAGACAGCAGAACAGCGAATGCGGCAAGTACGCTAAGTGGGAAAAAACAAAAAAGGTAGCCTTTGACCTTAAAGTAGCAGTCACGACAGAGAACCATATGCATGAAATAAGCTATGCGCCTGATAAGAGGTTATGTTACGATACTGCGATAGGCAAACTAAACCACTACATGAAACTATGCCTTTCCAGTACCCACTTCAAAGCTTATCATATGTTGTTTTTTGAAGAGTGTAGTGAAGAAGAGGTTGCCGATTTCATGGGCTACAAAACTAATGAGAAGAAAAGAAAAGCTGGTTACAGACAGGTGAAAAACCTCAAGAAAAGCTTCATGGAAAAGGCAGCAGAAATAATAAAAAAAGAAGATATAATAATAAACAATACAGATCATTTATGAAGCTTTCAGAAGACCAGGAGAAATTTTTATCGGAGAATCACAAGGATATAAGCGATTTGAACATCTTAACGCAACAATGTTTTGATGACGACAGCTTAGATGGAAGAACTAAGCAGGGTAGGTTAGTTAGGAAGTTTTTAATTGATAATAATATTAATTTTAACACATCTAGGCGCAAAAAGAAAGATGAAATAGTATTTACCGACCAACAGAAGGATTTTATACTTGATCAGGCTAGGGACGGCATTTCTTCGTTAGCCATAGCTAAACTAGTGTTCCCTAGCAAGAACGTTGTTGCATTAAGTAACGAACAGAGGTCTGTTCTTTCTCACATACATACTGTTAACCCCGATTACCTGCCTACTCAGGACGGTGGCGCTTTAGATTCTTACGTTGGCCCGAAAGCTACTAGCAGAATAGTTAAGAAGATTAACGACGCGACTGGCAATACGTTTGATGAGCAGAAATTAAACAGGCAGTACCAAGTTTGTGTCGAGCGGCTTGGTATTCACTTAAACAACTCACGCTTCCTTAAGATAATGAATAATTACTTAGATAAAAGTGACAGAGATTTATTTGAGCAAGAATTTGTACGCTTAACATGGGATAAACCAGACCTTACCGCTGATGAGATAAACCTTTACCTTAACGTATGTAAGGAAATCATTAACTTGGAGGTAGTTAGCAAACATTTAAACAAGCTTAACGACATGTTCGATGTTGCTGACGACCAAACAGAGATGTCTGTCCGACTTGCTGAAATCATAAAGGCTAAAAGTTCAGAATATCACCAGTGCGAAGGAAGAATCGAGAACCTTACTAAAAAACTCCAAGGTGACAGGTCAACCAGAATGCAAAACAAGACAAAAGACAATGCTTCTATTTTGTCCATAGTTCAATTATTTCAAGAAAAAGAAGAAAGAGACAATATGGTCAGGATGGCAGAAATGCAAAAAATGACAGCTAAAAAGGAGGCCGAAAGACTTGAGGGAATGGCCGAATGGAAAGCTAGGGTGTTAGGTATAAGCCAAGACGATGTTATTTGAATGTAAAGAGTGCGGACAGGATTTCGAAACCCTAAGAAGCTTACATGCACACATCAAGAAGCACAAGATGTTTCTTGGTGATTATTATGTCAAGCACTTTGCTAGAAAGAACAAACTCACTGGTGAGTTGTTGCCCTTTAAGAATCATGACGATTATTTCTCAAAGGACTTCTCTCAGCCTCACCAATTAATGGAGTGGGTAGAGAAATCCAAAGAAGAGGAAGTAAAAAAATATATAATTAAGCTTCTTAATGATAGGGTTATAAAAAAAGACCTATCTTATGGTCCAACGGACCTTGAATTGAGGACTTCTGGATTGCCTTCTGTTGATATATACAAAAAATATTTTGGCAGCTATACTGAGGCTTGTAGGTTGTGTGGTGTTAAACCATTACTTTTTAAAAACCTGCCAAAATCTTTCAACAAAGATTATTCTGAAATTAAAATATTGATTGATACTAGAGAGCAACAACCTTTAAGGTTTAAAAACTCAGAAAAATACAAATCAGATGTTGGGGACTACTCAGTTGAATCTTCTCATTATGATTATACCCACGTAGATAGAAAATCTTTTGGTGATTTCTGTGGAACAATTACATCTGGTTATGCTCGCTTTTGCAAGGAGTTAGACAGATGCGAAGCAATGGGGTGCTATTTATTCGTTGTTATGGAGTTTTCCTATGAAGATATTAAAGAAATAAACAAAGAAAGCTACAAAAAATACAAGTTAGATTATGTTTTTCATAATATGAGAGAGATTCAAAAGAAATACAAAGACTGTTGTCAGTTTGTTTTCACTGGATCTAGAGAATCGAGTGAATTGATCATACCCAAGATACTTGTATTGGGTAAAGATCTTTGGCAAGCAGACCTGAATTACTTCTGGTCTAAAAAACTATAAAAAAATGAGTTGGGAAAAAGGAATACAAGAATCTAGAAATAGATTCCCAGATATAAATAAGGAGATCCTGGAGATAGACGGATACATAGAAGAAGAAGAAGCAAAACTATTGCTTTATAAATTCTTGAGACAAAACCCATCTTTTGCTGCTGAGTTTATTACTGGGGTAAAATTGTTCCCTTTCCAGCACATGTCCATAAAGGCCATGATGGAGACCGATTACTTTTTGGGGATATGGAGTCGTGGAATGTCCAAAAGCTTCTCTACGGCCGTTTTTGCGCTATTAGACGCTATTTTAAACCAGGGTGTTCACATTGGAATCATATCTAAGTCTTTTCGACAGTCAAAAATGATATTTACGAAGATGGAAGAGATAGCTGCGAGCCCAAAGGCAGAGTTTCTTTCTCAGTGTATAACTAGGGTGTCTAAAGCTAATGACCAATGGGTTATGGAGATCGGTAGAAGTAAAATTACTGCTTTGCCTCTTGGCGATGGAGAGAAGCTTCGAGGTTTCCGTTTTGAGAGGATGATTATTGACGAACTACTTCTCATGCCAGAGAAAGTTTTGAATGAGGTTATCATGCCGTTTCTATCTGTTATTAAAAACCCAACAGAAAGACAAGAGATTCATGATGTTGAGACAGAGATGATTAAACAGGGAAAGATGAAGGAGGAGGATAGACATAAATGGCCGAACAATAAGATTATTGGTTTGTCTTCTGCCTCTTACAGATTCGAACACCTGTATAAGATGTATTGTCAGTATGAAAAGTTAATTCTTGATCAAAACGAGCAAGACAAGGCTCATAGAACCATAATGCACTTTAGTTATGATTGTGCGCCGCCTCAACTGTACGATCAAAACCTTATTGATCAGGCAAAAGCTACAATGAGTCAATCTCAGTTCGACCGAGAGTTTATGGCTGTATTTACAGACGATAGTTCTGGTTATTTCAAGGTAAGTAAGATGGCTGCATGTACAATTCCCGATGGAGAAGGTCAATGTGTGGAAGTGAAGGGTCAGCCTGGAGATGAATACATATTAGCCTTTGACCCCTCTTGGTCTGAGAGTGATGGGTCAGACGATTTTGCTATGATGGTTATCAAGCTTAATAAGGAAACAAAAAAGGGGACAATAGTTCATAGTTATGCTTTATCAGGGTCTAACCTAAAAACACACATCAACTATATGGCTTACATACTAGAAAACTTCAATATTGTTTCTGTGGTTGGTGACTACAATGGCGGAGTTCAGTTCTTAAACTCATGCAACGAGAGTAGTATTTTCAAAGATAAAAAAATAAAGCTAAACTTGATTGATGCTGACTTAGACGACCATCAGAACTACGACAAGGGTCTTCGCAATTTAAAGAGGCAGTATAACAAGGATAATAGGACTTTTGTATTCTTAAGGAAGCCGAGTTCTAAATGGATAAGGTACGCAAACGAACTTCTTCAGGCTTCTTTTGATCACAAGAGAATATTCTTCGCTGGTGCAGCTATGGATGATGATTACAACAAACAAAGAAAGTCAAATATCCCAATAAAAAAATTAAAGTTCATAAACAACTAT